CAGCAACTGCTCTTGCAAATGCTAGAACAATCGCTGGTCAATCATTTGATGGTACAGGCAATATCACAATCGCATCAACAGATTTATCAAACACTAGTGCTATTACTCTATTAACAGCAACACAGACTTTAACAAATAAAACATTGACATCACCTACAATTAACGGTGGTACTTTAGAATCTATATCATCTTTGCATATGTCAAATGGTAGTATCTCACTTGAAGGTTCTACAGACGATGCATATGAAACAACTTTAACAGTAACAGACCCAACAGCAGATAGAACGATTACGTTCCCGAACGCAACTGGTAATGTTGCTGTGTTCGCAACTGCAGCTACAGCCGCAATTACAGACGGTTCTAGTGGACAGTTCTTAAAAACTGACGGAAGTGGTGCATTATCTTTCGCTACAGTTTCAACAGACAAATTGAATGAATCGACTTTGACAATTGCACCAGGATCTACAGGCGATTACGACTTGGCAGAGGATTCTAATCAGAATGGATCAGACGAAAGTCCATTTGAGGCATCAGCAGACGACCAAGACGCATTTGGAATAACAATAACAGGAAATACGTATAGTTTTATGGACCCGGCAAATCAGGTTAACTCAACTGATTTAGGAGCCCTCAGCTAATGCTAAACTATTATAAATAAGTATAGGAGAAAATGAATGCCAACAGCGTTACAATTTAGAAGAGGAACCACAGCACAGAATAACTCTTTTACGGGTGCATTAGGTGAGATATCTATTGATACTCAACTGGATACAATTCGTGTACATGACGGTTCAACTGCAGGTGGTTTTGAACTAGTTCAAAAAGCTGCGACACAAACTTTAACAAACAAAACACTAGCACTAGGAAGCAACACTGTTTCTGGTACAACTGCTCAGTTCAACACAGCTTTATCTGATGGATCTTTTGCGACATTAGCTGGTTCTGAGACATTGACTAACAAAACAATTAATGCTTCAAACAATACTTTAAGTAATATTGCAAACAGTGCTTTATCTAATTCTTCAATTACAGTTACAGATGGATCAAATTCAACTGCAACTGCTTTAGGTGGTACAATCACATTTACTGCTGGCGAAGGTATGGACGTTACAGAATCTTCTGGAACAGTTACTTTTGCTGGTGAAGACGCTTCAGATTCAAACAAAGGTATCGCATCTTTTGTATCTGCTGACTTTGGTGTATCATCAGGCGCTGTATCATTACACGACACTGTTGTTAAAACAGTTGCATCGGGTTCTGGTTCGGCAACTCCAAGTTCACACGGATTTACAATCGCTGGTACAGCAAATGAAATCGAAACTTCAGCTACTGGCTCTACAGTAACAGTTGGTTTACCTGATAACGTTACAGTTGGTGGTAACTTAACTATCTCTGGTAACTTTACAGTTAACGGTACAACTACAACTGTAGCAACAACAAATACAACAGTTTCAGACAACTTACTAGAATTAAACTCAGGTGCAGGATCAAACGCAAACGATTCTGGTATCTTAATCGAAAGAGGTTCTACTGGTGATAATGCCATTATGGCATGGGATGAATCAGCTGACAAGTTCGTAGTTGGTACTACAACTGCTACAAACACAGCAACTGGTAACTTAACAATCACTACAGGAACATTACTTGCGAATATCGAAGGTAACATTACTGCAACTAACGTATTAGGTACAAACTTTAAAGCAAACGATGGAACAGCTTCTTTCGCAATCGCAGATTCTTCTGGTGCAGTAACTTTTGCTGGCGTTGTAACAGGCCCAAGCACAGCTACACTTGTTGTAAAAGACAGTTCTGGTTCCGCTCTGACTACTATAAGAGGGGTTTAACATCTTATAAATAGTCTAAAAGGACGTTTATAATGGCAAACCCAACGACTAGAGAAACACTAAAACAATACGCTTTAAGAGCTCTCGGCAAACCTGTAATCGAAATTAACGTTGAAGACGATCAATTAGAAGACAGAATAGACGAAGCCTTACAATTTTTTTCACAATATCATTACGATGGTGTGGAAAAAATGTATCTTAAATATCAGATCACTGAAGCTGATATCACACGAGCAAGAGCAAATACAAATACTGTAGTTACTGACACTGCTGATAGTACAGTTAGTGCAACATGGAAAGAAGGTAATAACTTCATTCCTGTACCTGACAGTGTTGTTTCTATTATCGAAGTTTTCCCATTTACAGACAAATCAAATCTAAACTTATTTGATGTAAGATATCAATTAAGATTAAACGACCTTTATGATTTTTCATCGACAAGTGTTCTTCATTACGATATGACAATGAGACACTTAGACTTTTTAGATAGCATACTTGTAGGTGAAAAACCAATCAGATTTAATCAACACAAAAACAGATTATACATTGATATGGATTGGGAAAATGATGTATCTGCTGGTGAGTTTATTCTAATTAAATGTTGGAGAAAATTAGACCCAACAGTTTTTACAGACATATTTAATGACATACTTATTAAAAAATATGTCACACAATTATTCAAAAGACAATGGGGTGCTAACTTAATTAAATTTAATCAAGTTCAAATGTTAGGTGGAACGACTTTAAATGGTGAAGTTATATTCCAACAAGCGCAAGAAGAAATAAACAAGATCGAAGAAGAAATCAGATCCTCATTTGAAACGCCAATTGACTACATGGTAGGGTAGTTAAATGCCTGTCAAAAATTTATATTTCAGTCACGGTACAAGATCGGAAAAGTTTTTATATGAAGACTTGATGATTGAACAACTAAAAGTGTTCGGTCAGGAAGTAATATATTTACCTAGAGAGATTGTATCTAAAGATGATGTATTAGGTGATGCGATATCATCTAAATTTGAATCAGCATATACGATTGAAATGTATGTAGATAACGTATCAGGTTTCGAAGGCGACCAAGATCAATTAACAAAATTTGGTTTAGAAGTAAGAGACGATGTAACATTGATCGTTTCGAAAAGACGTTTTGATATATTGGTTGATCAGAAATCAAACGTATTAAATATTAACAGACCTAAAGAAGGCGATGCTATCTACATGCCTCTCTTTAAGAAAATGTTTCAAATTGAGTTTGTTGAAGATGAAGATCCATTCTATCAGATTGCTGATATACCATTATACAAATTACGTTGTACTACATTTGAATACAACCAAGAAGAATTTAATACAGATGTTACTGAAGTTGATGCTGTTGAAACAGCACGTTCACTAGACCTATTACAATATCAATTCTCTTTAGAGGTTGGTACAGGAACAACTGGTTCAATAGTATTAGAATCACCATCACTAGCAATGTTAACGTTAGATGGTACAGATGAAAATGGTTCAAACGCAGGTGATAGTTTAGTATTAGATAGAACAGTTGCTGGTACAGATACCGATGCTGGTGATGATATCTTACTTGAAGATGATCTTGGTGAGATCATGTATCTATTACAAGAGGATAATGTCATCACTGATAACAATGATCTAAAAGCACAAAATAAAACGTTCGCTGATGAAGCAGAAAATGACTTTACTTCAGAGCCAGATATCTTTGATTTTACTGAGGCTAATCCATTCGGTGACCCTAAAAAATAGATATATAAATAGAATTAGGAGATTAAAATATGTTAACAGATAATTTTTACCACGAAATTGTTCGAAAGACAGTTGTTGCTTTTGGCTCACTGTTCAACAATTTATATGTTGTTCGAAAAGACAGCAAAGGTAAAGTGATACAAAGAATGAAGGTGCCATTAGCATATGGACCTAAACAAAAGTTTCTCGCAAGAATAGATGAGGATCCAACTAGATCAGCAAGCTCACCTAGAAAAACTGCGATCACATTACCAAGACTAGGTTTTGAAATGGTTGGTCTAACTTATGATTCAACTCGTAAACTAAACCGAGTACAAAAATTTAAAAAGACACGAGGTGGTGATGACAAAAATATGATGTCACAATATCAACCTGTGCCTTACAATATTGGTTTTACTTTGTATGCAATGGCAAAAAATTCAGATGATGCCTTACAAATTGTAGAACAAATATTACCTTACTTTCAACCAGACTATACTGTCACACTAAATTTAAGACCAACAATGGACATTGTAAGAGATGTACCAATTATCTTAAATGATGTAACATATGAAGATAGTTACGAAGGTGATTTTTCAAGTAGACGTGTATTAATGTATACTTTAAATTTCACAACAAAGAATTATCTATATGGTCCTGTGACAAGTCAGAAAGTTATTAAGTCTGTTCAGGTCGATCAATATTCTGATATGCCTGTGAATACACCTAAGAGAGAACAAAGATATACAGTTACACCTGATCCAGTGGATGCAGATGGTGACGATAACTTTGGTTTCAATGAAACAACTTCTTTCTTCCAAGATGCAAAAGACTTTAATCCTGCGACTGGTTCTGATGAGTAATAATATATTATGTCAAAAACTGATGATAAGATAAACGAAGTATTAGAAATCGCTGACTTACCTGCGAAGATGGACCATGGTTCAAACAGTCCAAAGATTCCTAGACCTAAAGATAATTTAGAGATAGACAGTGATTACAAATACAGTAGAGAAAATCTTTACAATCTTGTTGAACGAGGACAAGATGCCATTGACGGCATATTAGATTTAGCACGAGAGGGCGAACATCCAAGGGCTTACGAAGTTGCAGGTCAACTAATTAAAAACGTGGGTGATGTAACTGATAAGTTATTACAGTTACAAGAGAAAATGAAAAAACTAAAAGAGGTTCCAGACAAGGCACCAAAGAATGTTACGAATGCTTTGTTTGTAGGTTCTACTACTGAACTGAATAAACTTCTTAAAGGGAAACCGTTGAAAAAAGATGAGTAAAGAGATTTACCTAGGTAATCCTAATCTCAAAAAAGCAAACACACAATCTGAATTTACAAAAGAACGGATTGAAGAGCTTAAGAGATGTATGGATAATCCTGTCTATTTTATTGAGAACTATATCAAAATCGTCACACTCGATAAAGGTTTAGTTCCATTTAGAATGTGGCAGTTTCAAAAAGAAATGGTGAGTACATTTCACCAAGACAGATTTACAATATGTAAACTGCCTAGACAGTCAGGTAAATCTACAACGATTGTTTCTTATCTATTACACTATGTTATTTTTAACGACAACGTAAACGTAGCAATTCTTGCTAACAAATCATCTACTGCTAGAGATATCTTAGGTAGATTACAACTTGCATATGAAAACTTACCAAAGTGGATGCAACAAGGTGTAATCAACTGGAACAAAGGTTCTTTAGAATTAGAAAACAATAGTAAGATCATTGCAGCTTCAACATCGTCAAGTGCGATTAGAGGTGGTTCATTTAACATCATCTTCCTTGACGAGTTTGCGTTCGTACCAAACAATATTGCTGAACAATTCTTTAGTTCAGTTTATCCTACAATTTCTTCTGGTAAATCATCTAAGGTAATGATCGTATCTACACCACATGGTATGAATATGTTCTACAAACTTTGGAATGATTCCGTAAATGGTAATAACAGTTTTTCTAATATTGAAGTACACTGGAGTGAAGTACCAGGTAGAGATGAAAAATGGAAAGAAGAAACAATTAAGAACACAAGTGAAACTCAGTTTAGAACAGAGTTCGAATGTGAGTTCTTAGGTTCTATCGATACACTTATCAGTGCATCTAAGTTAAGAGTTTTATCACACAATCCACCTATACAACAAAACAAAGGTTTGGATATTTACGAAGAAGTAAAACAAGATCATCATTATGTTGTTACAGTTGACGTGGCTCGTGGTGATCTCAATGACAACTCAGCATTTATTGTATTTGATACAACACAAATGCCATATAAGATTGTTGCCAAATATAAAAACAACGAAGTTAAACCTTTGGTGTTTCCTAATATCATTAATGAAGTTGCAAAAAATTATAATCATGCAGAGGTATTAGTTGAGGTAAATGATATTGGTGGACAAGTTGCTGATACATTACAGTTTGATTTAGAATATGATAATCTCATTATGGTTTCTCAACGTGGACGTGCAGGACAAATCGCAGGTTCAGGTTTCTCTGGTTCAGGTTCACAAATGGGTGTTCGTACAACCAAGGCTGTAAAGAAAGTTGCATGTTCTAATTTAAAACAAATGATCGAAACAGATAAATTAATTGTAAATGATTTCGATATTATAGCAGAATTATCAACATATATTCTGAAAGGTAAATCTAAGTATGAAGCAGATGATGGTTGTTCAGACGACTTAGTTGCATGTCTATTATTATTTGCGTGGTTGACAACACAAACATATTTCAAAGAATTGACTGATAATGATTTAAGAAGTAGAATATTTGAAGAACAACAGAATTTAATTGAACAAGATATGGCACCGTTTGGGTTTGTCGATAATGGGATCGATGCACCAGACGATGAAGAAACAATTGACGAATATGGGACAAAATGGGTGCCAGTTGTCCGAAAAGGTTTCTAATTTATGAGATTTATAAATAGTAGTACAATTTCAATTGAAATTAAAAAGGAGAACAGACAATGGCATTTTTAGTATCACCCGGTGTTCTCGTAACTGAAAAGGACCTAACTAACGTTGTTCCAGCAGTAGCTACATCAATAGCTGGAATCTCTGTTGTTAGTGAAAAAGGGCCGATGGATGAGATCACTGCGATCTCTAGTGAAGACGAATATGTAAGAATTTTTGGTAAACCAGATTCTAATACATTCGAATATTTTTTTAGTGCAACCAACTTTCTACAGTACGGAAACGCATTAAGAGTGGTCAGAGCTGTTACTGGTAACTTGAACGCAGCCTCAGGCGGTTCAGGTATTCAGATTAAAAACACTGATCATTATACTAACAATTACGCCGACGGTTCTGCCTCAGTGGGAAGCTGGGCAGCAAGAACTGCAGGCACTTGGGGTAACAACCTCAAGGTATCCATGTGTACAAA